GGCCTATGCTTATTCCTGCGGAAGTTTTCCGGGACGCGGTGCTCATTATGCAAAAAGAAGATTGGAAAAATGGATCCGAACAGAGGATGTGAGATATTTCGCGAAGGTGGATATCCGACATTTCTATGACAGCATTCGCCACGACGTTCTGATGAAAGAGTTGGCGATCCGAATTAAAGATGACTGGTTTTTATACATCATCAAGTTATGTCTGAAGGGGTTCAATCGAGGAATACCGCTTGGATTTTATATCAGCCAGTGGTTAGCGAATTACATTTTGGAACCGCTCGATTATTTCATACTCGGAATGGGATTCAAGGTGTTCGAGAGATACATGGATGATGTGGTAATCATGGGGAGTAACAAGCGGAAACTGAGAGCGGCCGTCGTTGAGATAGCAAAGTTACTTGGTCGCAGATTTCGGTTGAAACTCAAACGAACATATCAGGTCGCGAAATTCATTTACAAGGGAAAAGGTCGTCCCATCGATTATATGGGATTTGTGTTCTATCGCGACCGGACAATCATCCGGAAAAGAATAATGATCGCAGCCACAAGAATGGCGCGGAAATTCGTCAAGCGAAAACGATGGTATAAAAGCAATATGCAGGCGATGATCTCGTACATTGGATGGTTCTCCTGCACGGATTCATATAACTGTTATCTGGAACGGATCAAGCCGTTTGTAAATATCGGGAAACTGAAAATGATCATTTCAAGATTGGATAGGAAGGAGAAACAAGATGAAAGAATGGAAAAAAGAGCGTTGTGCATCCAAGCCGGATGAGTTGCAGCTGATCGCACCGGACCTTTACATGGAGCGCAAAAACATCGTAGAGGTTGAGCATGAGGGAGTGGAAGGAGAGGATCCATACACTGACTGGGAGTGTGATAGCCGGGAGATCACAGTGTCCGAGTATGAGATGCTGAAAAGCATCGAGGGTATAAACACACAGGACGCTATTGACGCATATACAGAACAGTTGATTGAAGGAGGTATCTTATGAGTACACTTGTCGAGAGCCTGAAACGTCTGTACGCAAAAGGGCGCGTAACCAAGGATAAACTGAAAGAGATGGTAGAAACCGAGAAGATCACCGAAAAGGACTACGAATATATCACCGGTGAGAAATACAAAAAATAAGGGAGTGGAATAATGTGGGAATCAGTTGAGCGCTTGGTCAATTCCGGCAAGGCTTGGTTCGTCCTTATAATCATTTTTTTAATATGCTTAGCGGTGAAACTCGGATACATGAAGGTCAAAACCGACAAGATACTGATCGGAAAGACAGGCGGCGAAAAGATGCGTCTGGTTATGCTCAAACAGTCGGAGTATGCATATTATAAATGCATGGCATTTGAAAAGCAGATACCACGATTTGAGGGATACGACGAAAAACTTGGTAAACTTATCGCCGAAAAAGCCTATGACCAAATCCTCGGCTGGATCATAGCTAATCACATAGTCACAGAGCCGTATTATATATCCAATAAACAGGAGATTATCTGGAATATCGTTGTCAATGAGACAGTAGATAAACGGATGCGGACAGAGAAATTTCGGGAAAAGGTCGATGAGAATGTGGAACAGATCATCAAGCAGCTTGTCTCTATCAGAGACGAAGAATAGGAGGTCGAACAATGAACAAAGAATGGTGGATAGAAACAGGAGAACGCGCGATAAAAGGTGCAGCTGAATCGTGTCTCGCGTACATTGGAACAGGGGCGGTCGTTCTGTCTGATGTGAACTGGATCGCAGCTGGATCCGCGTTCATCATGGGTGGAATCGTGTCTGTACTGTTCAGACTTGCAAATATCAAGATCAAGGGAGGGGAGTGAAATGACAGTAAAAGATTTTATGGATGTATTCGAGGGTTTGACAACCACAATCGAAGTCAAGAGTGGAGATGTGCTGTTAGCAAAGCTCTACGGATGCGGTGACATTCTCGATGATACGCTGGATGCGAAAGTGGTCACAAAGATAACGATGCCGAAACCTAACTATGTACTGATAGAAGTGGAGGGAGACTGATGGCACAAACAACACAGGAACCGCTCGGGAAAGCCGAGCAGATGCTCGTTGACATGATAGACGGTGAACCGATCGTGGAAACGCCTGATAACAAAATACAGGGACTTTTGATGGAGTTGGCTGATGTCATCGCTCAGGGCGGTGGCGGACGGCAGCTTCCGCTCATCGACCTCGGAACGGAATACACCGCAGAGCTGAAACAGGATATCTCATCGGGCAAGTTTGAAAAAGCGGTCGTCGGCGGCTATCTGACAATCAATGGTCATGTGTACTATCTCGCACATCCGGACTATTGGCTCCACACCGGAGACACGGAATGCACCACGCATCACATGCTTGTCATTCCTGCCGAGGGTATCGGAACCGGAAAAATGAACAATACGAACATCACGACGGGCGCTTATGCCGGTTCTGACATGAAAACAGGTAACAATTCAAACACCGCACTCGCAACGGCGGCGGCTCAGATCAAAGCGGACTTTGGAGCATCAAACATCCTCACACACAGAGAGCTTTTTGCAAACGCTGTCACAGACGGAAAAGCCTCCGGATGGGCGTGGGCGGATTCAGACATTGACCTCATGAACGAGGTTATGGTGTACGGACGCAATGTATGGGCGTCAGCCCCGGGATATGAGACCGGCATTGATAAATGTCAGATCAAACTTTTCCAGGAGCGTCCTGACCTCATCACAACACGTGCGGGCTGGTGGCTTCGCTCCGTCGTGTCGGCGGCGCGTTTCGCTTGTGTCGGCAGCTACGGGTATGCGGACTACGCCGACGCGGGGCGTGCTCGTGGCGTCCGCCCCGCTTTCGCAATCTGCTGATCCGAAATCCCCGCCCTTTATGGGCGGAGTTAATACGAAAGGAGTGATAAAATGACAGATTCCAATATTACGATTTGCGGACATGGATCGGGAAATCCAAGCACGAAAAATCTGAACACATACTCGACACAGAGATATAATCAGGTCGCATCGAATGGTGTTCACAAGGGTATTGTGAGTGTCCGGAGGTTGAAAAATCTCAAAACAGACGGAAAACGAAAGAAATATGTCAAGACATACAAAACGATTCTTGGACGGAATATCTACTCAAACGATCTTCGTCAGTATGTGTATAAACCGTATTCAAACGGCAGATATTATTCTGACTGTTCATCGTCCCAGATGGCTACACTCGAAAAGATCGGCGTGTGGAGCGGATCGTGGTATCTGAACACGGAATATATCTACAAGTCAGACAAGTTTGAGGATGTCCCGGTCAAGATCAGGAACGGACACATTACGAATCCGGAGGTGTTGAAACTCGGAGATCAGATTCTGTTCGCCGGGAATGATCCGAATAGACCGCTTCAGATTGGACACGTCGAGGGTGTATATGCGATCAAGAAGGTCGAGGCCTTGCGAGCAGCCAAGCCGACGCTCAGAAAGTCTGATACCGGTGCAGAGGTTGAAATGCTCCAGCGTGATCTGAAGGCTCTGGGATATCTTGGTAAAGATAGAAAACCGCTTGAGCTGGATGGTGATTTCGGATCCAATACTGAACACGCGCTTAAAAATTTCCAGAGGGAACACGTTTACGTGACGGGCGTGGTCAAGAAAAAAGCAGAGCCGCTTGAGGTCGATGGAATCTACGGAGAGAAATCTGCTTCATCGATGAAACTTGCAATCAAAGCGGTTAAGTGATATAATCAGTTATCGTGTACGATTTTGAAATAGTAACAGTTAAGTAACAAAAACGGCTATAAATAGCGGTTTTCCGTTATAGTCGGTTTATTATACAATTTCTACACGAAAAAATCAAGCGTTATTTTTACCGATTTTTCGGGGACTTTTCAATCTTGAAAGCGACAGAAATCGACTGAAAATGATGGAGATAAGTAACAAGAAAGTAACAATTCGCGCAAGATTGTGAGAGGTTTACTACGCATTGTTACTCTCATTTTTCGTAGTGCTGAAAACAACGATTTTTCGCGGTTTTCAGCGTTTTTTATGCTGGTTAGAGAACACCCGTTTGTTTTCTTCCTTATTTTTCGGGGGGCGTCGTTTCACGTGTGAGCGGCGTCCCTATTTCTATTTTTGGCTCACTCAAATTATTGACAATATAGCATTTTTCAATTCCTCGATTCTCTTATGTGTGTAGATACGCTCTCCGACGTCTCTGGACTTATGCCCCATGATCAAATCAATGCAAACTTTATTGGCTCCAGCAGAGTCCATCCGGCTCCTGAACGTATGACGACATTCGTGAGGTGTGTGGTGCATGTCCATTTCGTCCATAAACTCATTCCAACGAACGCGGAAGGTGTCGCTGGAGATGCATTCTCCAACCAGATAACCGTTACCCATCAATCTTGTGACGATCTCCCGGATCCTTGGATGGATTGGAACAATTCTGTTTCGTCCGGCAGCGGTTTTTACACCACCGGTCATCGTGTCATTCTCAAGGTCGATATCTTCTTCCCGGATCATCAGCAATTCGGAAATGCGAAAACCGGTATAAAGCAAAATTAAAGTACAGTCAGCGATCCATTCTCCGGAACGCTCCCAGATTCTTTCGATCTCTTTTTCTGTAAATACTACTTTTTTAGAATCAGGGACTTTTCCTGCACTCACAAGCGTAGAATTCATCTTTACGATAACGTCCATCTCCATCGCGAATTTATCCAAATGTGTAAACAAGGATTTAATTCCGGCCTTGCTGGAATAGGATAGTTGACACTCATCGATGACGTCCTGCATCTGAGACACTTTGATATATTTATATTTAATTTTGTACAGTTTCTCACATCGCTTGTAGGCTGTTTTTAATGAGGATTGAGAAGATTTTCCGAGTTTTTTCATTCGCTTTTTCATCCATAACGTGTATAATTCTTCGAATGTGATCCCGGCGATCTCTATGTCCCACGGCTCTGAATTATATTCTGCGAGCATGATCAGGGCTTCTTCCTTTGTGGCAGCGTAACCGATAGGGCGCTGACGTCCGGAAATACCTTCTCTAACCATCCAAGGTTTTCTGCGCTTGCCGGACAGTTTGGTTATGGATCCATAATTGTTCGGGTTTCTCATTTAACATCACCACCATTGAATTTCAAATTGATTTTCTTTGTTCCACGGGAAACATCAAATATAATCTTGGTTTTATACTTTTGCTTTGGATTTAACACCTCATACGTCGTCAGATAAGCACTCCCGGTGAGAGCTGTCGGGACATACTCGTTCCCACCTTTATCAGATGCGGAAAAATCTTTCAGATAAAACTTGACCGGTGATGATCCGGAATTCTTCACCTGAACATCAAAGACAATGAATTTTCCGTCCGGCTCAAAAACGAGCGTATCATATATGATGATTTTGTTCTTACTGGAAGTCTTTTTGATCTTCACGGACAGATCCGAGAGAGGATCCTGTTCTGGTTCCGCTGTCGGAGTATCCAAATCACTGGATATATCATCGGATGCGATTGCTGGTTCAGGAGAATCAAACAGCCCGGTGGCTCCCATCGTGTAGTCCGATGCAGTGCATCCGACCATAAACACCAAAATCATCGAAAAGCATAGTAAAATCGTTGTTTTTCTCATTTTGACCACCTCCCTTTTGTGGCAAGATTGGACGCATTTTGTATATATTTTATTTTTATATACAAAAACTCTGCGATTTACAAACTTTTTACTAAACAAATAAGAAATTGGAAACATCCGTACAATCTTTCCACAAATTCTCGCAACATACCATTTTACTGTAAAAACTTTATGGAAAGATCTCATTTTAGATCTTGCAGGCTTCTTATTTATATGTGTTCAACATCTGTTCCATCATCCCGATGATCTTCCCGCGATCAAACTCCTTGAGCTGCGAGAACAGATGGATAGCGTGGGATGTATCTTCTCCGTAGAGTTTGGCTGCATAATCAAACAGATGAGATTCGTCTGAAATCTCCCGGATTTTATATGTCTCGATTGAGATGTCTCCGAGAAGATATTCAAAATCCACCTTCAGGGCCGAAGCGATCTTCTTAACATCATCAGTTTTTGGATTTCTGGTTCCTTTTTCTATTTTGTTGACAGTTGATCGAGACGAATAGCCTACTTTTTTGGCAAGTTCTTCCTGTGACAGTCCCAGTTCTGTCCGGCGTGACCGGATCCGATCTCCAATTCCTCCCATAAGTATCACCTCCCTTCTATGCCTATTTTAAGGCATTTTTCAAAAAATTACAATATATTTTTCAAAAATTTTCAAAATTTCTGTTGACAACGAGCCAACAATATGATAGAGTATCAGTTGTAGGCAACGAGCCAACACAAAAATAAGGAGGGAACACGATGAGGAAACGAGAGATATTGTGGTTTCTGGAAGATGCAGCCGTGATTATTCTGCTGTATGCTGTTGCGATATTCTTTATGAGTATCGCTCCGGCGTGAAGGAGGTGATTCGATGCCAGACTATGAGGTTATGATCCTCGAGCGGCAGGAAGCGTATGAGGCGTGTGGAGATTGCGCCGGCGATTGCCAAGGATGTATTCATGCTGGTTTCTGTCCGGACTATTCTGAGGACGATGTTTATGGAAAGGAGGTGAGAATGGTTGGTTGATGCTGAAAAACTGAAGCAGAAAATTGAGGACTCTGGACTTAAGATCGGGTTCATTGCCGGTAAACTTGGACTGTCACATCAGGGATTTCTGAATAAACTGAACGGAGAGTATTCGTTCAAACTGGATGAAATTCAAAAATTGTGTAATACCATGAATTTGTCGGCTGAGGACAGAGACTCTATTTTTTTCGCCGATGATGTAGACAAATAGCCTACAACGTGACAGGAGGGAACACTATGACATTCGGAATGAAACTCAAGGCCGTGATGAAAGACGGTAACCTAACACAGATGGATGTGGTGAGGCTCACGGATATTGGAGCATCGTCCATCAGCCAGTATCTGAACGGACATAATGAGCCGACGGCGAGAAGAAAAAAGCAGATCGCGGTGGCTTTGGGGCTCGGGGAAAACTATTTTTCAGAAATATGTCCGGAGGAGAACATCGTAACGGATCCATCGGTGAGCATACCAGTCGGTGTAGCAGCTAAACTGATGGGAAAATCAAAAGAATGGATAATGCAGGGGCTCCAAGACGGGGTTTTTCCATTCGGATATGCCGTTAAGATGGAGCGCTGGAGTTACTGGATCAGTCGAGTTAAGTTTGAAGAGTACACAGGAATTAAGGTTGGAGGTGATGGAGTGAATGAATCTGTATCCGCATCAGCAGGATGCGCTCGATCAGACAGTTGATCGGAACCATGTAGCGTATTATCACGATATGGGACTTGGGAAAACGTACACCGGCGGGGAGAAGATGAGACAGCTGAATGCTCCGGTGAACCTGATCATCTGTCAGAAATCCAAGATTGATGATTGGAAAGACCACATTAAAAAACACATCGCATATCAGCCGGAATTCGTTTATGATCTCACGAATAAATGTGAGTTCTCTGGATTTTTCGATCACATTCATCAGCTGGAGAACGATCCAGCCACCACAGAAAATTGTTACGGAGTGATCAATTATGATCTGGTGTTCAGACGTCCGGAGCTCAAGTATCTGACAAATTTCACGCTGATGCTCGATGAATCATCGTTGATCAGTAACGAGAAGGCAAAAAGAACAAAGTTCATCCTGAGCTTGGCCGCTGCCAATGTGATCCTATTATCCGGGACACCGACGGCCGGCAAGTATGAGCGATTATGGAGTCAGCTGCATCTGCTCGGATGGGACATCACGAAACGGACGTTTTACAGTCAGTACATTGTTACGGACTACATTGAGAATCATCAGCTCGGGTTTAGGATCCCAGTCGTTACCGGGTACAAAAATGTAGATCGTCTGAAAAGAAAACTGAGAGAACACGGAGCACTATTTCTCAAGACGGAGGAGGTTATGAATCTTCCGTCCAAGAATTTCATCGACATCAAGTGTCGGGCTCCTAAGTTCTACAAAAAGTTTCTGAAGGAAGAATACATCGAGATCGACGGCGTGGAATATATCGGGGACAGTATGATGTCAAAGCGGATTTACGCGAGAATGATCTGTTCCAATCTTAATCCGGAGCGGATCGCCACATTCAAAGATTTGGTCAGCAGCACGGAAGATCGTCTGGTCGTATTCTACAACTACAACGATGAATTCTTGGAGCTGCGGTCAGCACTCATCGATCTGGAGCGGTCGGTCAGCGTAATGAATGGTGAAGAAAAGGATCTGGAAGCGTATGAGAACGATGAATCGTCTGTGACGCTTGTGCAATATCAAGCCGGGGCGATGGGGCTCAATCTCCAGAAGGCGAACAAGATCATCTTTTTCAGTCCGACAGATAGGGTTGATCTCTGGATGCAGGCGGAAAAAAGGATCCATCGCATCGGTCAAGACAGAGCGTGTTTTTATTATAAACTGTTTTGTCCGGACACGATTGAGGAGCGGATCTATGATGCGTTAAGTCGTGGAGTTGATTATACAGATGATCTGTTTAGGGAGGAATTGGAACGGTATGGTGTTTAATCGTATGACAAGAAGGAAGGACATAGCGAAACGAATGATTATCACGTGGATCATCGCGTTCGCTCTGGGTGTTACAGTTGGTATCTTGATTGGAGGGTTGATATGGTAGAAGCAAACGAAAAGTTTACAGACGCCGAAATCGTGGCGTTTGAGAAACAGTATCTCGAAGCGTTCAAGGAGTTGGCCGCTCTTGAGAAAGCGAAAAAAGAAGCAGAAACAAAGTCGAAAGATATTCGCGCCAAACTTGAAGAAGCGATGAACGAGTACGGGATCACGAAAATTGATAACGAGTTTGTATCGATTGCGTGGATCAAGGAAAATCCCGGAAAGCAGACGATCGATCTGGATGCGCTCCAGAAGGAGGAGCCGGAGGAGTATGAATCTCTCCTCGAAGATTATCCCAAGATCACCGGCAAGAAAAAGGCGTATGTCAAGATCACAGTGAAATAAGGAGGAAACGAACATGAAGAAAGACGGAATCACGATCGAGATCAACGGAGCAGGGCTTCTTGAATTGATCGAGAGCAAAGGGCAAAGCATGAGGGCGGTTGATGCTGCACTCGGATACGGCAAGGATTACATGAGAGGGTGTATCAAGCGAAACAGAATGGATGAGAACAGGTTTATCGACGTTCTTCGCCACCTCGGAACGACGAGGGAAAAAGCTGAGCTTGAGACCATCTACGATCTGTCAGACGTTCCTACGTGGCAGATTCTTGCAGAAGCGAAAAGACGATGACGCCGGAGAAACAGTTTGAGGAGCGCATCAAAAGATGGTTCCATCAGGTCGGTATTTATCCTGCTGGGTACGCCAAGCAGAAAATGAAAGCAGATCCTGTCGGGTGGTATTTTAAGCACTGGGGCGGTGGATATGCAAAATCCGGCATTCCGGACATCATCGCCTGTATCTGTGGGGTTATGTTTGGGATCGAGCTAAAAGCACCCAAGGGACGCGCGACGGATCTCCAAAAACTAAACATCAGCCGTATCAACGAAGCTGGAGGAATTGGAGTGATCTTATATCCGAGCGGGTTTGATGATTTTAAGGCCATCGTTGGGGAGGTGATCGAGTGCAGTGGAGTTACAGCCGAGTTGATACTTATCAAAAGTGTCCATTCCGTTATCGATGTCGCTATATTGAAAAACTGAAGCCGGAAAAGGATCTGTCAGCTACGAATCCGCTGATACTTGGGACCACGGTTCACGAAGGCATCAGAAAAAGTGCAGAGGAAGCGATCCGTGACTATTATATGACGTTTCCGATCATCGGAGACGAACACGAAACGGAAGCTATGAAGATCGAAAAGGTGGTGCAGCTTGCCAAGGATAGGCTCCCGGCCGGAGGGGCGTTCGAGGTAGAGATCAAAACACCGGATTTCATCGGTTATATCGATTATCTGCTACCGATCGGCGGTGATGTGTATGATCTGTATGATTTCAAGTACACGGCCAAGTTTGACAGATATCGGTATTCAGCGCAACTGCATCTGTATAAATACTTTTTCGAAAAGGCATTTCCGAGAAAGAAGATCAGGAATCTTTACTATATGCTGATCCCGAAGGTTGGGATCAAACAAAAAAATACGGAGAACATCATCCAGTATAGGCAGCGGGTGAGAAAAGAATTGTCGATGGTTGGTGTTGATGTTATGAAGGTTGAGTATGATCCGAATTATGTGATCAAACACCTTCTTGGCATAAAAAAAGCACAGGAAGCGAAGAAGTTTCCGGCAAAGGAGAACGAGTTTTGTTTCTTCTGTGAATATCGCTCGATGTGCGAATTACAAAATAAGGAGGAAAATACTATGAAGTTACCCGAAAACACGCGTCGGAAGATATCTGACGCACCGAGACGGACGCTCTGGATCTACGGCGCTCCGTTCTCCGGAAAAACAACATTCTGCGATGGATTCCCGGATCCTCTGATGATCAACACGGACGGAAACATCAAGTATGTAACCGCTCCATACATCGCGATTAAGGATGAGATCCAGACGGAAGGACGCATCACTAACCGGATCTATGCTTGGGAGCTTTTCAAGGATACGATCGCGGAGCTGGAGAAGAAGGACAACACGTTCAAGACCATCATTGTTGATCTACTCGAAGATCTGTATGAGCACTGTCGTCAGTATGTGTATTTCAAAGAGAACATCACACACGAATCGGATGATCCGTTCCGGGCGTGGGATAAGGTCACGACGGAGTTTCTGACAACCATCAAGCGTCTGATGAATCTCGATTACGATAATATAGTCCTCGTATCACATGAGGACACCAGCAAGGATTTCACAAGACGGTCCGGAGACAAGATCACATCGATCAAGCCGAATATCCGTGACAAGGTGGCTCTGAAGATCGCCGGAATGGTGGATGTAGTTGCAAGAATCGTATCGGAAGATGGTAAGTACACATTCAATTTCAAATCCGACGAAGTTGTGTTTGGTGGTGGTCGCCTGAAGGTGGATGCGAAGGAGATTCCACTGGATGTGGAAGAGTTGTTTGAGGTTTACAAGGCTGCAACCGAAAAAGCTGCTAAGCGTACACCAAATCGATCCAAGGGCGGTGATATCCCGTTCTTCTCGGAGAAAGCGGAAAAGATCGCAGAAGAGGTCGCTGAAGAATTGGAAGCCGAATCTGAGGAGAATAAGGACGTTTCCGAGGATAATGAAACTGATGTTGAGGAGAAGCCCAGACGTAGGGCGCGCCGGGTAAGATCGAAGGAGGATGATTGATATGAGTAGAGAAGATAATATTTTCGCAGAGTTCGATAAGAAGGTCGATCTCAAAGGGCTCACAAAGGATGTCGAAGATGCTAAGAAGAACGGAGGGAACCGCGAGTTTGAAGATGTTCCTGAAGGCGAATATGAGGTATCGATCGATAAGATGGAGCTCAAAAAATCCAAAACCAAGGAGGAGCCAATGTTCTCCTGCTGGATGAAGATTCTCAAGGGGAAATACAAGGGACAGATGATGTTTATGAATCAGGTCATCACACAGGGTTTCCAGATTCACATCGTCAACGAATTTATGCGTGATCTCGCGCCAGATTTTGATCGGGAGATCGAGTTCACAGAGGACGGCGGCTACTCAGCATATAACGATCTGGTTATGGATGTGTTCGAGCATATCTCTGGATCGTATGAGTACGCCATCAAAAAGACCAAGACCAAGAAGGGCTACGATGCATATTACGTCAACGAAGTGTTTGATGTATGAGCCTACTGTTCTACGATTTTGAGGTATTCAAGTATGATTGGTTGGTCGTTGTCGCGGATATGGATCAGCATCGGATCCATAAGATCTGTAACGATCCGGATGCTCTCCGGGAGTTTTATGAGGAGCATCTGCACGATATCTGGGCGGGATTTAATTCCCGCCATTACGACCAATACATTCTGAAGGGAATACTCGCAGGATTCGATCCCAAGAAGATCAATGATTATATCATTCTTCAGGGTGAGCCGGGGTGGAAGTTCAGTAGTGTGTTCCGAGACATTCCGCTTTGGAATTATGATGTGATGCTTGGTACAGACAGAGGTCTCAAATCATTCGAAGGATTTATGGGGAACAACATCAAAGAAACGAGTGTTCCATTCGATATTGACCGAAAACTCACGGATGAGGAGATCAAGGAGACGTTCAAGTATTGTGTGAATGATGTTCTCCAGACGGTCGAGGTATTTATGCGTCGGAAAGAAGAGTTTGACACCGTGATGTATTTCATCAAACATTTTGAGCTTCCGATGGACGATATCAACAAGACCAAGGCCCAGCTTGCAGCGAAAATCCTCGGAGGGAATCGAAAAGGTCAGACGTTTGGTGATGAGTTTGATTTCCCGGTACTACCATCGATCCGTCTATCCAAGTATAAGCACATCGCGGAGTGGTACAAGGATCCTGTCAATCACGATTACGCACTGAAGCAGGAGGTTATGGTCGCCGGCGTCCCTCATATCTATTCGTGGGGTGGTGGGCACGGTGCGATTCCGAAGTTTCACGCGAAGGGGACGTTTCTGATCATCGATGTGACGGCCTACTATCCATCGCTTCAGGAGGAGTACAAGATCGGATATCGCGTAATGGATAAGCCGGAGAATTTTGAGTATATCCATCATTCAAATATCGAGTTTAAGAAAAAGGGTGATAAGAAGGCAAGGCTGCCGTTTAAGATTATGGATAACGCGATCTCCGGACAGATGAAACAGTCATCATCGGCGCTTTATGATCCGATGTCGAACAATACGATCTGCGTTAACGGTCAGCTGATGCTACTCGATCTGGTCGAGAAACTGGAACCGCACATCAAGCGCCTGATCCAGAACAACACGGACGGAATCCTCATCGAATTGAAGGACTACGATCGTGATTTTGACCTGATCGATGACATCGTGTATGAGTGGGAACAGAGGACCGGAATGGAGATGGAGTTTGATACGTTTATCGGTGAGCTGTTCCAGAAGGACGTCAATAACTATCTTCTAATCGACAGAGAGACAGGAGCGTTCAAGGCCAAGGGTGCATATCTGAAGAATCTGAATGACCTTGATTATGATCTTCCGATTATCAACACGGCGATGAAGGAGTATATGCTGCACGGCGTGGATCCGGATGTTACGATTTATAACTGTGATGATCTACGAGAGTTCCAGCTGGTCAGCAAGATTTCCAACAAGTACACCCACATTCTCTACGGTGAGGATCCGATCAAGGAAAAATGCATCCGGATTTTCGCATCAACATCAGACGCTGATCCGGGAGTGAAGAAGGTACACAAAGAGACCGGGAGAGCCGCAAAGATGCAGAACAGCCCGGAACACTGTTTCATCTATAACGACAGTGTGAAAGATGTGAAGATACCGAAGAAATTGGACAAATCGTGGTATGTCAATCTTACAAAGAAAAGACTGGAGGATTTTGGATGCAGGATTTAATCATAGATTATCCGAATGGAAATATCACTCTGAATGTCAGAGGATTCTTCCCGGTCCCACAGGCACAGTTTAAGGGAATCGTGAAAAAGATCATTTCGAGGGCTGAAGATCGGGATGATAAAGTGAAGGATCTGGCGGATGAGTTCAGAGAGTACATCCGGGAGAACGAAGAAGAAGCGAAGGGATTCGCGAAAAGATATGTGGATAACCGGACGCTTGCTGCTGAGTTGAGAGCGGAAGCCGGGAAAATGTTCCATCCGAACGGATCCAGAATCACGGATGAGGAGTTTAAGGAAATGAAAAGGCGTATTCGTGAGTATG